GTTAATGAGTTCTTTGAAAGATCGGGTGAAGATAAACAAACTTATATTGATGAAATTAACAAAATGTTAAGAGGATAAAACAATGAACAAACACATCTTATTTGTGATGCGTAATTTAGATAATACAGAATTGTTTACACAAGAAGAAAAAGAAGGGAATAAAAAAACCGCTGCTGCTGCTTATGCTGATACTGCTGCTTATGCTGGTGCTGCTGCTGAAGCTGCTGCTGTTGCTGCTAATACTGCTTATGCTGCTTATGATACTGATTGGGCTGAATATTGGGTTAATAAATTCTTTAAAAGAGCAGGTGAAGATAAACAAACTTATATTGATGAAGTTGAAAGATTAAGAGGAAATAATACTATGCACTATGATAAACAACGTGAAACAGCTATGAAACAACAAGTGGGTGGAACACATTATAAAGAGTTAGCTGTACAACCTTTAGAGCTAACATTAAAAAACATGGGGTTCTTGGCATTTGAAGGAGCTTGTTACACTAAAATTAATAAATATATGATTCGCAATAAAGATCATAAGGTTGAGCAGTTAAAGAAAGCCCAACATGTATTAAGTATGTGGATCGAAGAAGCGGAGAAGCAATAATGAAAAAATCAACAAAGACAGGCGTTTAATACAGATGGGTCTCAGAGGTAACTTTGGTATTAAGGAAAATCCTTTACCATGGGTCGAAGAATTAACCAGTGGTGATAGTATGTCAAACTTCTTTGAGAAGACCGTGACGGACTATAGTGCCGTTGGTATGACTGGTGACATTGTCTGGGAATAATACAATAGTAGACGGAGAAATAAGCAATGAAAGAACGATTAAAATGGCTTGCTAGCATTTACCTAATGCCTTTAATTTTTATGGTTGCCTTTCCTTTAATTAAAGATGTGCAACTTAACGATGAAACATTAGGTGTATTTGGGCTGATGGTTTCTGGCTTTATATCGGGACTGATGCTTGAGGGGGTGCTATTGATGCTCGCAGCTACAGTAGCGATATTGTCTGGAAAGATGGACGATTCAATTACACAAAAGTAGAGGTGAATAATGAAAGTTAAAGACTTAATAAAGCAACTGAAAAAAATGCCACAAAATGAACGTGTGGGTTATTCGCTGCATGATTATGATACAGGTGATTCAGAGAACGTAAACCACGTTACTTTAGTTTTAGATGAAGATTGTGACAATGACGATGGTAAGGCGCAACATAGAGTTGTGCTTACTTCTTAATCCATAAAAGTAGACGGAGAAGTAGCTATGAGTGCAGATCCGAAAGTTGAGTATAAGGTTTTGGTTGTAGGCGGTGGTAGCACTGGTAGCTCTGCCTTGATAGCAAGCGCTCTAGCGAAATTAGACAAGGAAGTGATTGTTGTTGATAAACCTATTCCTTATGTAATTGAGGCTAGACCACCTTTACCAGAAATCAAAATAATTGAGCATGGCTCTTATCGTCAGTTTGAAAAAATTGATAAGCGTAGAAATTTTAAAGCATAAAAGTAGGCTGTAATGTGGGAATTATTGCTTATATTTGCTTTATCATTCAGCCCTTGGATTGGGGCGATATTGATACTTAAATACGCTATAAAGGATTGATATGAAAAATTGTAAATGTGGCGGTGAGGCTATTGTTGAAGATGGCTTTATTGAAGAAATAAATAGTAGCGGTAAATTTGTTTGCTGCTTGGAATGCGATAGACAAACATCGGTTTACCCTGATTTTGCCGAAAGCGCAGCTATTGATGATTGGGACAATGATCGTATAGAACGAATTACACAAAAGTAGACGGAGAAGTAACATGAAAACAGCTAGAGAAATATTACTAAAACATGCTTGGGCTTCTGTAGATAAACATGATTATCTGCCAACAACGGACAAAGAAGCGTCCGAGTTTATTCCTCATAATTGGGCTACAAAAGCAGTAGAGGAAGCGCTAGAAATTTCACAAAAAGAAAGCGCGCAAAAGCTACATAGCGAAATACATAAGTTATCAAACATCATGGAGCGTGAATTTGGCGACAGGGTTGGTAGGTACTTTCAAAGCACAGGCGAAGACAGACAAGAGTATGCTGCGGAAGTTAAGAGGTTAAGGGCAGCGTGGCATACTCTAGCAGGAGAAACACCTGAGAAAGACAAGCGCATGGAGATGACACAAGACAACTTCTATCGTGTATTAGCGATGAATGATGAATTGATACATCAACAGAAAGATGAGATAGCCAAGTTGAAACAAACTATTAATAAGTTACGAATGAAAGGGGGATAACTAATGGCTGATATAACAATGTGTAGTGGTGGTATGTGTCCTCTTAAAACCATCTGCTATAGACATACAGCAAGAGCTAGTCCTTATTGGCAAGCTTACTTTCAAACACTACCTTATAACGATGAGAAGGAAGAATGCGAACATTACATTGACATAGCGGAGAGATTAAGATGATGGGTAGCGTTACGTGTGAGCGTATAGTACCAACAGGTATTAAAAAGATGAAAAAGGCTAATCGCTATGAAGAAAATATCGCAGCTAAAAAGCAAATTAGACAGTTACGAAAGCAAAAAAGAAAAGAATAGAAGGTACAAGCTCAAAACAAGATACAACATAACACTAGAAACTTACAATAAGATGTTGACAGACCAAGGTCATAACTGTAAGATTTGCAATACAAGTAGTTGTAAGACGGGTAAAGCTTTTGCTGTTGACCATTGTCATACTAGCCAAGAGATAAGAGGTTTACTTTGTGCAAACTGTAACATTGCTTTAGGACTAATGGGGGATGATGTAGCGTTAATGAAAAAGGCTATAAAGTATTTAAAAGTCCCGTGGTACGTTAAACTTAGGAAAAGATATGAGACACTTAGTAATAGACTTAGAGACTAATATGGCACATGACACCATCTGGTGCGCTGTGACAGAGGATGTAGAAACTGGAGAGGTGATAACACACACCAACCCTTCAAAGCTTAAAAGCATGGTAGAGACTTACGACTACATCATAGGACATAACATCATAGGTTTTGATGCCCCTGTTGTTCGTAGTGTTTGGGGTGTTAGTATACATAGAAAGAAAGTGTTGGACACCTTGGTAATGAGTCGCTTACTTAACCCACAACTTGTAGGAGGACATTCATTAAAGAACTGGGGTAAGAAGCTAGCACTTGAAGGCTTGGCAGAAGAAGGTAAGGGAGATTTTACTGATTATGATGGCGGCTTGTGTGACGAGATGATAGACTACTGCGTACAAGACGTTAAGCTAACCACCATTCTTTTTAACTACTTAAACAAAGGTTTTGATGAGTGGAAAGACAAAGGTGAACAAGCTTTACAGCTTGAACACGAAGTAGCTATAGAGATAACAAGACAAGAAAGAAATGGTTTTAATCTTGATATGCCTAAAGCCCAGATGCTCCTAGCTACTGTTATAGATAAGATGGGAAGGATTGAACAAGAATTACAACAGGTGTTCAAGCCAATCATTACTAAGAGAGTCTCTGAGAAGACTGGTAAGGCTTTAAAGGATAAGGTGACAGTCTTTAACGTAGGTAGCCGTAAACAGATAGCAGAGCGGTTAGAGAGCCTAGGATGGAAGCCTAAGAAGTTCACAGACCTTGGCAGTGTTATTGTAGACGAGACAGTCTTGAGCGAGCTTACTTTTCCAGAAGCTAAATTAATAGCAGAGTACTTGCTTCTACAGAAGAGAAATGGTTTAATAAGTAGCTGGATTAAGTTTACTGCTGATGACGGTAAGGTACATGGTAGGTGTATTAGTAATGGAGCTGTCACAGGGCGCATGACGCATCACAGCCCTAACTTAGGACAAGTACCTAGTACGGGAAGTGCGTACGGTAAAGAGTGTCGAGAGTTGTTTATACCTGACAAGGGACACGTACTAGTAGGAGCTGATTTATCTGGTATAGAGTTGAGGTGCTTAGCTCATTACATGCAAGACGATGACTACACTAGAGAGATACTAGAAGGAGACATACACACCAAGAACCAGAAGAGTGCAGGTTTAGAGACACGTTCACAGGCTAAGACATTCATCTACGCCACATTGTACGGTGCAGGAGCTGCTAAGATAGGAAGTATTGTTAACGGGTCTGCTAAGGATGGTAAGAAGCTTCTAGATAACTTCTATAAGAACACACCACTACTAGCCAAGCTATCTGAAAAGGTTCAAAGACTAGCAAGCAAGGGTTATATTCCTGCTCTAGATGGTAGACGTATAATGATACGAAGTGAACACGCAGCCCTTAACAGTCTTTTACAGTCTTGCGGTGCTGTCATAGCTAAGCAATGGATACTGGAAGTACACAAGCTTATGCGAGCTAATGGTATTAGTTTTAGACAGGTTGCAATGGTACATGATGAGATACAAGCAAGCGTTCCAGAAGACCAAGCTGTTAAGGCTGGAGAGTTAATGGTTGAAGCGGCTGTAGAGGCTGGTAAGACTTTGAAGTTTAGACTACCGATAGCTGCTGAATATGCTGTAGGTTCTAGTTGGTTAGACACACATTAGGAGAGAGAGATGAAAGTAGAATATATAGACCACATGGGTAATGATAGTTCAGTAGTAAAAGCAGCAAGAGTATCTTTTGCAGGGGATAACGAAGAAGCTAGAGGGGATGATAAAGATGCTAAGCTTATAAAGTATTTAGCCAAGCACAACCACTGGACACCTTTTGCACACACAAGTATAACCTTACGTATGACAGCCCCTGTACCTATTCGTACACAATGCTTTAAACATAAAGTAGGGTTTGCAGAGAACGAGGAAAGCCGTAGATACATATCATGTGAGCCTAAAGCTTATCTCCCACTCTTTCGTGGACAGGTTACGAATAAGAAACAAGGGTCAGGTAGAGTCTTTAGCGCTAATAAGCAAGCAAGACTCCAACAATCTTACACGGATTACATGGAGGATTCTATTAGACACTATGAGAGGCTGCTTAGAGATGATGTATGTGAAGAACAAGCTCGCTTCGTACTCCCTCAAGGTTGCCTAGTGAATTGGTATTGGACAGGCTCACTAAGCGCATTCGCTAGGTTTGTTACACAACGCTCAGACAGGCACGCTCAACTAGAAATACAAGAACTAGCTAAGATGGTATCTGACATAATTCAGCCATTATACCCAGTATCTTGGAAAGCATTAACTAAAAAGAATAAGGATTAACATGTCAAGTTTATGGTGGTTAGATAAGGTAGCAAAGATAGAAAAAGAAACACTAGACGAGCTTACAACTCAGATAGAAGCATGGGGTTTTCATAAAGGAATACTTCCAGAACCACAAGCAATAAAACAGTTTGATAAGACTATGGAGGAAGTTAATGAACTCCAAGATGCTATCATAACAAACGATAGAGAGGAGGTTAAGGATGCGATAGGTGATATAGTTGTTACTCTTATAATGCAGACAAAGGCATGGGATTTAACACTAGTAGAATGTGTACAACAAGCTTACAATGTTATAAGCAAACGTACTGGTAAGATGGTAGATGGTATTTTTGTAAAAGATTAGTAGCCAAACAAACAATAACGTGATATAATATAGTCATATTAACAAGCAAAGAGAGAGAGCAATTATGAGTAATTTAGTAAAGTTAAACTGTGATATTTTATGGGCATACTTAGACAAGCCACATGTTGATGGTATGTTCCCTGATGGTAAGTACAAAGTAAACTGTGCAGGGTTGTCTGAGAAGGCTTCAGCAGCTTTAACATCTATAGGTCTTACAGTTAAGAACAAAGAGAACCAAGGTGATTTTGTAACTTGTAAGTCTTCACAGCCTATTCGTGTATACGCTCCTGACGGTAGTCAAATAGACGGTAGTAGTGTAGGCAATGGTAGTAAAGGTATTGCTACCATCTCATTCTACGAGAACTCCTACGGTAAGTTTCCACAACTTAACAAGCTTGTAATAACAGAGCTTAAAGAGTTCAACGCAGGTGGCATTAGTGTTGATGAAGACGATGACCTAGACGTTCTGTAATGAAAGTATTAATTGACGGAGACATTTTAGTATATAGAACGTGCTTCGTCAAAGCCGATGGAAGTCAAGAGTTAAGTTTAAAACAAGCACTGTATAGATTCGATAACATGCTTGATAATATGCTTCTCTTTGACCTTCCAGATATTTTCCAATGGCAGATATACCTAACAGGCTCTAACAATTTCAGAATAGAAAAAGCTGTGACTGCTCCTTATAAGGGGAATAGAAAGTCTGAGAAGCCAGCGTTCTACTCTGAAGTTAGAGAACATATCATTAACAAGCATGGCGGTTTGCTTATAAACGACATGGAAGCTGATGATATGTTAGCCATTGACCACTATATACTAACAGATAAGCTTAAAAACTTAGAAGGCGCTATCATTGCTACAATTGATAAAGACCTAGACCAAGTTGAAGGGTGGCATTACAACTTTGTTACTAAAGACCGTTACTTCCTAACAGAAGAAGAAGCTAGATTGAACTTCTATATGCAATTCCTTGTTGGAGATAGGGTTGATAACATCATTGGTAAGCGTGGGATAGGGAAGGTTAAGGCTTTAAAGCTCTTAGAAGGCTTAAAAGAAGAAGAACAGTGGAAGATTATAGTAGAAGAGTTAGGCATTGTAAGAGCTGTTGAGAATGGTCACTTACTTTACATGCTCAGAACTGTTGAAGACGACTTCTCTTCTTTCTTAAAAGAAAAAGGATTACAATATGACTAGGGGTGTTAAAGATAGAGCAGGTAATACGTGGACAAAGTCACGCTACTTCTCCTTTATCCGAAGCGCACTACGACAAGCTTGGACTAGATACCCTGTAAAGCATCAAGTCTTAAAAGCTGCTCAGAAGCCTTATAAGGGTGATGACAAAAGAACAAGGTTTGTATATACTTGTGCTTGTTGTAGTGAAGACTTCAAAGGTAAAGACGTACAAGTAGACCACATTAAACCAGCAGGTAGCTTAAAAGAGTATGAAGACCTTCCTGCTTTCGTATCAAACTTGTTTTGCGAGAGTGTCAACTTACAGATAATGTGTAAGCCCTGTCACGCTATTAAGACTAAAGAAGAAAGGAAAAAGAAATGAGTCATTACGCAAACGAACGAGAGAAAGATATGAATCCTTTTGATAGTAGACAGCAAGAAACAACCGTAAGGAATACAGAATGGGAAGCTTACGTAGCAAGAAAAGAAAAAGAAGACTCTCCATCGTATACTACAATAGAAGACGAAAAGAAGACTCCGAAGCACTACGACAGTTTAATACAGCCCATCGAGTACATGTATGAGATAATGACTCACGATGAATACTTAGGGTTCTGTAGAGGTAACGTCCTTAAGTATATTAGTCGTTATCCCGAGAAAGGTGGTTCGCTAGACTTAGAGAAAGCAAACTACTACTTGGAAGAACTTAGAAGGGTTTATGCATGACTATTTTACTAGAAGAGCTTAAAGAGAGGTTAACAAAGATAGATGAAATAACTTTATTAGAAACACTAGAGATAGACTCTACCTCCCTTGTTGAAACCTACGAGGATAA